GACTCTCAGACTCAATCTACCCGCCAGCACTCAGTCGCAGAAGCCGACGCGATCTGCCAAACGGATCATTGAAGCGCAAGAAGTATGTCTGCCACGGGTGCAGCGTGATGCAAGCAATGGAATCACTCGAAGGCGCGGTGCGCTAATGCGGACGATGATCTTGGATGCACTCGCACTCGTGGCGTTCATCGCGTCAATGATTCTGCTCTTGGCAGTGGGGTCAATGCGATGAACGACAAACTCAATCTTGACGATCTGTTCGTCGTCATCGGACAGGATGACGAAGTGAACGCGAAGGTGAAGAAGGCACTCGTCGCGAAGATTGCAGACGAATGGGAAGGGCCTTACAAGCCCAAGCCCGCGAAGCGCCGTAAGGCAAAAAAGGAGGCAAAGTGAAACTCAACCGCAGAACCCAGCCGCTCGTCTACACGCGAGTGGCGATGAAGCCCAAGACCGAAGTGCAGCGCGACCGTGAGGAGCAGGATGCGCTCCTGCGCGACGCCGTGCTGCTCGCGTACGCCTTTGGCTTTCTGATCTTCCTGTTCTTGGTCATTCGCTAATGCCCGTTTACGAATACCGCTGCGGTGATTGCGGGGCGCGTGAGGAGCATACGCACTCAATCAAGGAGATCTATAACCCGAGGTGCGCCAAGTGTGGGCGCTGGATGCGGATGGTCTACACGCCCGCCGCATCGGTGTTCATCGGCGAGGGCTGGGCAAAGAAGGATCGCGCAAAGAAAGAGGGCAAGTGAGGCACGCATCCTTCTTCAGCGGAGTAGGCGGCCTCGATCTTGGCTTTGAGCGCGCTGGCATTGAGACGGTCAGCGTCAGCGAGATTGACCCATACGCCAACGCGGTGTTGGCAGAGCGATTCCCAGACGCTCCGAATCTAGGAAGCATCACGGAGGTGGACGCTAATGACATCCCAGAGGCAGACATCTGGTCAGGCGGGTTTCCCTGCCAAGACCTCAGCGTCGCAGGCAAGCGCGCAGGATTCACAGGCCAGCGCAGCAGCCTTGCCTTCACATTCCTCGACTTTGTGGCGCAGCGCCGACCTCGGTGGCTCGTGCTGGAAAACGTACCTGGACTCTTCAGTTCCAACAACGGCGCTGACTTCGGACGGCTTCTCAATGAAATGGAGCAACTCGGGTATGGCGTATCGTGGCGAACTCTGGACGCTCGCTACTTTGGAGTCGCCCAGCGACGCCGTAGAGTCTTCATTGTCGCAAGTCTTGAATCCGACCGCGCCGCAGAGGTTCTCCTTGAGTGCGAGGGCTGCGAGCGGCATCCTTCGCCGCGCTGGACGCAGAGGCAAAGTGCTGCCAGCGGCACTTCAGACAGCCCTGGAAGCAATCGGCACGGAGCAGCCACAGAGCAGTCAAGTCAGACGCCTGACGCCAACAGAGTGCGAGCGATTGATGGGCTGGCCAGACGGCTGGACGCTGATTCAATCATCTCGTTTCCGAGTGCGTACAGCCGACAACCAACGCAGTTCAACGAGATCGCAGATCCGCTGACGCTGAGCGCAGGGGCACCAGCCGTGCTGATTGACAGTGTAGGTGGCACGGCAGAGGAGGATGATCTGCTTCCAGTCGGGCTGGACTCACACCGCTACCGATGCTGCGGCAACGGCGTGGTGGCTCCAGTCGCTGAGTGGATTGGCAGGAGAATCGTAGAAGTAGACCGCCGCTGGCGGGAGGAGGGGAAATGAGTAAGCGGTTTGAGTTCGTCAAGGCTGAGCAGAGGTCACCTGAATGGTTTGCGCTTCGCGCAAATGGGATCACGGCAACGGATGCGACGGTGATCTCTGGGCTATCGCCCTACAAAACGCCGTATCAACTATGGGCTGAGAAGCGTGGTGAATACACGCCTGACGCTCCTGGGGCAGCGGCGGTACGCGGCATCCTCTTGGAGAACACGGTGGCTGAGTTCTACGAGATGGAGACAGGGCGCGAGTTGCGCCGCAGCAACGGCATCGTGAGAATCAAAGAGATCCCCTGGGCAATGGCAAGCCTGGATCGGACGGTGGTAGGCGAGGACGGCCTCGTTGAGATCAAGACGAGCGCGTCGCCTCGCTGGAATATGTACCCGATCCCGCCTGAGGTCGAGGCCCAAGTTCAGTGGCAAATGTTCGTGACAGGCGCGCCCTGGGTGGATGTGGCAGCCCTGCTTGGGGGCCTGGTGTTCCGCATCCAGCGCGTAGACGAGGACATTGAATACCAGACGCGCCTCTACCAGAAAGCCATAGATTTCCGTGACGCGGTGATCAACGGCACCCCACCTGCGCTGCAAGGTGCAGATTCAGATGCGCTGGCATCTGTAATGCCACAGGCAAGTGAGGAGTTCGCGACGGCAACGGACGGCATTGAACGGGTCGCCGCTTTATACGCGGAGCGCCAGTACGAATCACGCCTGCTCGATGAGGAGTTGGCGAATCTGGCTATCTCAATCAAAGAGGCGATTGGCGAAAAGGCGGGCGTTTATGGCAGCGGGTGGCAAGCGACCTGGAAGCAAAACAAGGCATCTCGCAAAGTTGATTGGGCAGAGGTCGCAAAGAAGTGGACGATCCCACAGGATGTGATTGATGAGGCGACTCGTGAAGTTCCAGGTGCGCGAGTATTTCGGTTCAAGAAGGTTGAGGATGGCGAGTGATCCGCGTGGACATTGATAGCCTGATTCTTCACCGCGCTGAGCAAATCAGGCGCGCCGAGAATATCTTGCCGCCTGGGGCAAAGGATCGCAGCATCAGCGGCAAGGGTGACCGCGCCGTGTGGTGCGGTGCGATTGGTCAGGCAGTCTTTGAGCGCGCGATGGAAGAGTACGGGGTGGCTTTTAGCACGGATGCCGTGATCACTCACGACTACCGCGTACCCGTGGGCAGCCTCGAGGTCAAGACGAAGGAGCGATCTGTTCAGCCGAGGCCAGACTACGAGGGCAGTGCCTATGCCTATAACCAGGCGTGGCAGCGACCTGATTGGATTGGCTTTGTCTCGCTCAAGTTTGCTCCTGGATACGACAAGGCGTCTGCGCCGACGCTGGAGAAATACGAGGCGGGGTGGGTGATGGGCTGCATCCCCTATGACCGCTTTAGTGATAAGGCATTCATCGTAGAGAAAGGAGGGCATCTACCGAATGGACAGGAGGCTGGCTTTGTAAGCCTGAACATTGAGTACCACGCGTTGGAATCCATTGAGGCACTAAAAGGAGGCGAAAATGACTAAGCAGATTGCACAGGCGCTCGCGGCGCCATTCGAGGAGAAGGATCTGAAGCATCGCCCAGGTCGGGCTGGGATGACCTTCACATACGCGGACGCTCGGGCAGTCGCGCAGCGGCTGGATGACACTCTCGGTATTGAGGGGTGGCAGTTTGAGGTGAAGGTTGCAGACGCTGCACGCAATGTCGTCCACGGCTCACTCGCTGTCGTGATTGGTGGCAAGACCACGATCCGACAGGACTTTGGCTATCCCAATAGCAGTGCTGATGACGAGCCGCTCAAGAGCGCGGCCTCGGATGCGCTCCGCAGGTGCGCGGCGCAGATCGGGGTCGGCAGGAGTCTCTACAGCCCAGAGAGGGTGCAGACCCTACCCAGGGCCGTAGCGCCCGTCACAGGCCCGCAAATGGGCAAGCCAGAGGCCTTCAGGGATGTGGCTGATGATGACATTCTGGCAGCAAAGGCAGCGATGATCTTTGCTGAGACCGCCAGCGATGGTGCGTGCAGCCACGGGGAGTCGTGGAGCCTCAAGCCAGGGGGAATCAGTAAGGCAAGCGGCAAGCCGTATAACCCATTCTGGGCCGCCTCGCACAAGGCCCCTGATGGTTCGTGGTGCAAGGAGAAGCCAAGCATCAAGTGGATCGCCGCACAAAAGGTGGCTCCAGCGCCAACCAAACTAGTGCCCGAGGATGACCTCGAAGCACTTCCGTTTTAGGAGGGCTGGATGGCTTGGATCAAAAAAGACACAGGCACCCTAAAAGACCCAAAGATCGTGCAACTCCTGAGCGAGCCAAAAGGGGCTGAGGCCTATGTCCTATGGGATGCGGCCCTGTTCGAGGCCTACCACCAGACCCCGAAGGGGCGCTTTGAGAACGAGGCGCACTTCAGGGCCTGCGTGGGAGGAGTTGCCGATGTGAGGCACCTCAAGCGGCTGTTGGCCCTGGGGCTGCTCACGCGGGCTGACGACGGCTCAATCAGTGTGACAAACTGGGGAAAGCATCAGGCTGATCCTACAGCGGCAGCCAGAAAGGAACGCTATCGGAACGCGCACGGAACCGTTCCAGGACAGAATCAGAACGCCCTAGAGAAGAATACAGTAGAACACAATAGAAAAGATTCTTATTCTAATAATCAGTTGATGAGTGTTGGCGAGATCATTCGGCGAGGAGGAACTCGATGACGAGTAAGGAGGAGATGTTGATTCTGGCAATCAGATCCTTTGTGGCCGAGAACGGATTTGCTCCAACGGTTAGGGAAATCTCTGAGATCCTGGGCGTAGGGCACGGTACCGCGCAGCGCGCATTGGAAGATTTGGCCCGAACGGGTAAGATCGAGAAGAAAGAGCGGGTAGCCCGCGGCTACCGCATAAGGGGGTTGTGATGGCATTCACAGACTTGGTGCAATGGGCCGCGATGTGCGGCTACGAATATAAGCAGATCCTGAAGACGGAGCACGAGACCTGGGTGGTCGTGATCGCTGACCGCGATGGCAGCGAGATCTCCTGCGAAGCAGATACGCAGGAAGATGCCGTGATGGGTATGATCCATCGGCTCAGCGCAATGTTGGAAGGAGGGCACCACAATGGCGGCGAAGAAAACACCTGCGAAGACTGCGGCAACTAAGGGCAGCGGAGCATCCTGGACTGCGGCTCCCTGCTTTATCTGCTCAGGGATGATCACAGATGGCAAGCAGGCCGTGCGCGTACAGCGCTTGGACTATGGCGCTGACCGCAAGTGGTATTCGTGGGCACATCGTGGGTGTTGGAGATGAGTTATCACAGCGACCTTGATGTACAGGAGCAGAATGCCGTCAAGTCACGCCGAGGCCGCAATGCTCGGCAGCGTGGCAACTCGTTTGAGCGCGAGGTAGCAAAACGCCTGGGCGCTGCTCGTGTCGGTCAGTTTGGCGGCAAGCAGGATGTGGCGAACGAGTGGATCGCCGTGCAGTGCAAGGTCGGCAAGTCCTACCCAGAGCGGCTGGACGGGTGGCTTCGCAGCATTCCTGTCAAAGGAGATCAGTTAGCAGCCCTTGTGGTTGGCGACTCGCCTGGGCTCGGTGGTCGTCGCCGCACGATGATTGTGCTCGACTTAGATGACTTCGTGCAATGGTTCGGCAAGGATCAACCCGCCATTGAACAGGCGGTGGTTAAGCGCAAGATAGAGACACGGCGCAAGTGAGACGCGCGGCCTGGCTTTGCGCGCTCACGCTGCTAATCACCGCTGCCATTATCTTCGCCTTCCCGAGCGCGCCTAAGGCAGCGTTGAGGGATTCGTTCAAGCCAGAGCCTACGCTGGTCGCTGAGTCACTCGTCCTATCCGTGAAGGGCAAGGCAACTTGGTACGATGCGACCAAGAACAATGCGTGGTACACCCGAGGCGACAAGCCGACGCTCTTCTACGCAGCGGCGGGGCCAGCCCTCCGTAAGATCAAGGACTTCCGCTGGGGCAAGAAGCCGTACCGAATCATCGTGGAGAACCTCAAGAACGGCAAGGCAATCGTGGCGTGGGTGGTGGATTGGTGCCAATGCCGAGGACAGACGAACAACGAGAAACTGGTAGACCTATCGCCCGCCGCGTTCGTCGCGCTCGGGGTACCGCTCGGAAATGGAGTGCAGAAAGTCAGAGTCACAGTCCTGCCATAGCAGGAAGAGGGAGGCGTTCGTGATCCAAGTTCGCAGCGTAAATGGCGCGCATCTGAGGCGCATACTTTCGGTGAACTTCCCACGGCTGTACGCCGTCGCGATCCCGCAGATGGCGCGGGCACTCGGGATCAGTAAGCGCACGCTCTACGCCTACATCCAAGAGGAGCGGCGCGTGCCTGAGTATGTTGAGGAGAG